ATACGAGATTCCTCTACGTCTCGTGGGCTCGGAGATGTGTATAAGAGACAGAAGGATGTCTTTGATTTGCTGAAGTAAGTAGAGATGTTATCAGAATAATTCCTAAAAAAACTTCCCATCGTGCCGCTTTCCACAAAAAACCATGTACAGAATCAGGTGTTTGTCCACTCTTGTTGTCCATAACACACGCATACTACACTGACTCTGTAAATCAGCAAAGCCTCATTTCACCCCTCTCCGGTCTTCCAGAGAGGGGTTCCTTTTAACCTCAATCCGCCAAACTAAACCCAGGTTTGGACAAATTCGCCACCCCAGCCACGGACAAGAGCCAGGACGCCACGGAATCAGCCGCTTTGCTGCGGCTCCCGGCGCCGGCTCCGGCAAAATAGGCCGCCGCCTTGGCATCCAGCAGAATCAATTCCGCCCAATCGGCAAACGTCATCTCCTTCTCCCCGGTGACGGCTTTCCACGTATTTTTGGCCGCCCGGTAAATCGCGGAATAATCAATCACTCCGGACGCGGTGCCTGCGTAAATACGCTGGCCAGTCGCCTGCTTGTAGCCAAACTCCACCGCCGCACCCAACATCGGCACGCCGCCAATCATGGCAACAGGAGCTCCCAGCATGGAGCCGAACCATCCGCCGTTCTTCTCCCACTCGTCCTCGTCATCCAGCAGGGCGTGCCACAGGGCAATCACCGTCTGTTCGGCAACGGACATCACCCCATATAAAGCAAGAGCCTGCCCCCAATTCCCGGCACTCACATGGGACACGATCATCCCGATCTTATTCAGCACCTCGGAACTCATGAAACAGGCCATCTTCGCAAACAGGCTCGTGGATGTCCCCAGCATGCTCTTCTGGCTCTGCGTCAGCGGCTGGGCCACCAGCTCCAGCGCCCGGGTCACGCTCTGCATGCACAGGGCGTGCATCTCATCCTCCGTCATCGGGGCGCCGGCCCTTCTGCCTGCCTCTTCCAGCTCGGCCCACTTCGCGTTATACAGGGCGGTCATGGACACGGCATTGCTCCACACGTCCATCTTCTCAATAGCCCTCATGCCGGCCATGGAAAACCTGATCGCTCCGTTGTAATTCTGATCGGAAGCATACCCCATCAACTGACTCACCATCTCCGCCTGCGCGTCATTGGTCCTCGCCCGGAAAGCCTCCGTCTTCATCATCTCAAACACCCCCATGCGTCCGGTCATGGACATCGTCTGCCCCAGGTGCAGCAGAAAACTCCCCATGCCCACCTCCCCGGCAAACATCCCGTGCATCAGGCCGCTGGTCTGCTTGAGCATCGTCAGAACGTTCCAGGCCAACAGGGCCACCGCCTTGGCGCTCTGGAAGCGGCTTGTCGCCTGGGCTCCGGCCAGCAGGGCGCCCCCCTCCATCACTCCGGCCCCGTCGATCACATCCAGCCAGTGCCGCAGGGAATCAATCCCGTGGCGCCCCATGTGTTCCTTCAGAGACGCTGCCGCCTCCTTGTCCGCCAGGATGCCGCGCCAGCGGGCAGTAATATCCGCCGTGCAAATATAATTCTCCACCTCGGCGCTCGCCGCCTGGAACACGGCCTCGCAATCCATATTCCAGGCCAGGTGCAAATTATGCTTCCGCCTGGGAATCAGCATCCCGTACTTCGCTCCGCCAGCCACGGCATTCGTCTGCTCCCCGAAGGACGCCTTCGTATCAAGCTTGTGGTCCGCCCGGAACACGGCCCGGAAATAATTCTCCACCGCGGGGAAGGGAACCCCCTCCCTATCCTCATACACACGGGCCAGCAGCTTTCCCTGCCGGTTCATCAGCTCCCGCAGTCCGTAACCGAACGCCAGACCTTCGGCGCCCACAAACTCACGCAGGCGGGCAACCTCCGCTTCTCCAATCCCCTCATTCCGCATCGTCTCCACATACTCGGCCTGCTCGTAAAGCAAAACGGCATACATCGCCTGCGCGCGGGAAACCTTCAACGTCTCTCCCTTCCTGCCCGGGCGCACCACCTCCGCCTTCGCCGTAATATTCTTCCTCCTCCTGGCCCGTCCGTCTCCGGCCTTCACCAGTTCATCCAGCTCGGCAAGCTGCCGGCGCATCTCCGGAATAAGAGCTTCCGGCACGGACGCCTTATCGTCGGAAAGCCCCCGGTCATGATACTCCTTCCTGATCGCCTTGCGGCGTTCCTCCCTCTCCTCAAAAGACAACCCCACCCACTCGCGGGCCTCGGCAATCCTCACCGTGCGTTCCACCTTCACCAGAGGATTCAGCACCACTCCGGAATTCCCGGTCTTCTTGAAATCGGAAAGAACCCTTGCCACATCTTTGGTGCGCTGAACGCCAAAACACCGCTTGACTAAAGCCGTCACCTCCCGGTCCCGCGCGTGCTTCATATTCCTCAACGCCACATTCGCCTCGGCAATCGCAGTAACCTCGGCATGAGCCAGACCGCGCAGGGCGGGAATCTTCTTCCATCCATTCAACAGCTGGGAATAAGACTGCAAGCCGTACTTCAGGTATTTGGCCGCCTTTGTTCTCGTAGATGCCTTCGCATCCTCTTCCGCGTCACGTCCTCCCTGGGGCGTTGCCTGCCCAAGCCCTTCCACAATCTTCTCGGCCTTGAACTTCGTCCGGCGCCTCTCCTCGTCCAGCCTGGCAGACCAGGCCGTCCGTCCTGTCGTGATAAACTGGGCAAGGGCACGCATGCAGGCGCGCGTCTGCTCCAGTCCCATCCCGTCCAGATGCCCGAACGTGTGCCAATCCTTCAACTCCAGCTCGGCTGCATCCCGTTCCTCTTCGGTGGACTGGTTGCTGGAAAGCACGCCTTCCAGCTCCAGCATCCGCTTCTCCTTCGCCTCCTGGTCCGTATTCATCATGGCGACAATCCCGTGCAGATGCCTGTAGTCCTCCGCGCTCAACTTGCCCTTGTTAAACTTCCCGCTGGCCTTCTTCGCCGGCTGCACGGCCTTGATGCGGGCAACCATCTCCGCCCTCATCTGGTCGACGGCATACCGGTCCGCCTGTTCCAGCGTGCGGGCCAGCAGCTTGTCAATCACGGCATCCATGCGCTCGCTGGTATCGTCCATCAGCGTCTCCTTCTTCAGCTCATCGGAAAGCCATGCCTGACCGTCCTCCAGACGGGTGGCGAGATTCTCGGCAGCCCTCATGTAAGGGTAAAGGCCAAACCTGTACCCCTCCGGCAGCGTCTTGTAAATGGAAGCCACCACGGCCATGACCCTTCCGAACGCCTCCGCGCCGTCTCCCTGCTTCACATCGTTGGCCGCGCAAACCCGGCGCCATATCTCCAACGCTTTTGCCGTCTGGCTGCGCAGCACCTCCAAACGGTTCTTCTGCGCCTCCCGCTCCAGCGTCACCCAGATACTTTCTCTTGTAGCAAGGGAAAAACTCGCCATCGGATCCTCATAATCCGCCCACGATCCCCCGGTGGACTCATCCGCAAACGCCGTAATCTTAATATATTTCTCATTAAAAATCACGTAATTATACGTCTGCTCGTCCCCCTCCTCCCTGCGGGATAATCCATCTGCGTACCGGATGCCTTTAATGCCCGAATCCAGCAATGCGAGGGAAGCCGCCTTCTGCCGTCCATTCTTATCCGGAGCCTCTGAACGCGGCCTGTCCATAAACAGGTCATCCATCAGCTTTTTATAAATAGCCTCGCCAGTATAATCCTGATAAGTCCAGTACTTCGTCCCGTCCCTGTTCGTGGAAAGCGCTCCTGCCAGCTCTCTCACAGCCTCCACGGGGGAACTCTGCATCAGCGCGCGGAGATTCTCCGGAACCGGCCTGTCCCAATCCAGAAGAACGGAATCATCCACATTCAGTGCTACACGGTAATTGGAGGCAGACAACATTTCCGCACTCAGCTCCCCGCCTGAATGAATCCAATTAAGAATCTGCTGTAAATCCTTGAGTTTTTCTTCTTCTCTCTTCAGTATGTGCGCCATATAATTCGGCACATCATCCCCGGACTCTTCCCTTCTCCTCTTCACTCGCACACTCTCCGTATTGATATACTGCCGTAACCCATCCGCTAAAACCTTGTCAGGGTAAAGCACGGAAAGTTGACGTAACGTATAAATCAAATCAGAATGAACAGAATAAAACTTTCTTTCTGAATAAGCCTCAATTTTGCGAATCAATGTTTCCTTGTTCTGCGAAAACCTGTCCATGTAGGCACGGTTCACCTCCGGATTCTCCGCAAAATACAGCCCCCAGCCATACGCCTGCGCTCCCTCTCCCTTGCCCATAAACGCCGTATCAAACTTCCGGAAAGAATGAGGGGAAGCATGCAGGGCGGAAATGGAAAACGTCACCCCCGGTTCCGTAATGACGGCGTTATCCGCCTCAAAATGGCCGTCCCGGAACAGGCCCTGTTCCTGTGCCGAGGCAATGGAAAACGTAATATCCGGGTTCTCGCCGTCAAACGTACCCCGGTTGTCGGTGGCGGACTTGATCTGATTCGGCTCAAAGGCAATGTACTCCGTCCATTTACCCAGTACAGCAATGAGTCCATCATGTCCTCTTTCTTGAGCACTATCGGCTATCTGGGCCGCTCCTGTCGCATACGGCCGGAATATTCCAAACCTGTCATCTTCATGAAAATTCCCATCCCAAATATTTAAATAATCGCCTATCTCTTCAGCAGACTTGTAATCATTAAAAATAAAAGGATTCCTGATATTCAGAAACAGAGCCAGCTTCTTGTTCCCGTACGGAGTATTCTCCATATTGGTAAAATAAAATCCTCTGCCCCATAAACCATAATCAGTAGCAGATCCAATCTTGGCCTTGTCAAACACCGTGAAATCACCGTATGTCCCATGATACACCACCCTCGGCTCCCCATTCTCGTCAACTACCTTGCTGGCATTCTGCGGGTCATGCTCCCAATCGCCAAACCAACTCTTAAACGCCTCCGTGCGCACGGACAGCCACTGGTCTTCCGTCAGATTCGTACCCTTCCCATTCGGAGCCTTCATGAACGTGCCCGCAGCCACAGCTTCCTTCTTGATTGCCTCTTTTTCCGGAGACAGGGAAAACGTTGCCGGAACAATGGAGCCGTCGTCAAACCGGCATTCCACTTCATTCACGTTGACAACACGCGCCCCTTGTGGTAGGGAAAAACCATCTCCCCCGCCAGCGGATTGGGACGGCAGAGCGGCCTTGCTTGCCGATCCTGGACCTAGGCGCGCGGTGCCGCTATTCGTGTTTGCAGGTTGTCGCTCTGCAAGGGGGAGCTTCTTTCCCAGCGGCTTCTTGCCCTGTCGCACCGGATAAGCTGAAACAATGGAATAAAACCCCTCCTTCCTGTCCAATTGCAGCAGCATCCATGAAGAAGGCTGCCTTCCCTTGACCAGCAGCTCACGTCCGGGCGCCACCTCGTAAAGCTCGCTCACGTTTGCCAGAATGGAACTGATATAATGTTCTGGGGAACGGTCCTTCCAGAAGGAAAACCCGCGGGAAGCCAGGATATGCGTCAGGCCGTAGCCTCGGTGTTCCCCAACATCGGAACCTACCAGCAGCCTTACCGGCATGTCGGGCTGCCCCTTGCGTCGCGGAATCACAAACCAGTCAGGGCTTCCGTCTTCCCTGGTGACGAACGTATCCGACCCCAGAACAGTTCCGGAACTATCCATGGCAACCACGGAAAACGTCGCCCCGGAAACGGGCACATGCTCAAACGGATTCACCTCGCTCGTGCCGTCCCAGGCAAGGGCGCGGTCATGAAGGCGCAGCGCCGGATCATGGGACTGCCATGCCCCCTTGGCCGCTTCCAAATCACGGATGGCTGCGTTCAGGTCGGCGTCCGTCTCCAGGCGGATGCCCATCCTTCCCGCCAAATCCTTCCGCCGGCTGATGCCTCTGGACTTCTTCAGTAGGGACAGGCGTTCGGCGATCATGGCAATCCCCCTGGCCGTAAAGCGAGCCACCTTCTCGCAATCTTCCTGCCAGGAAGTATCATTGCCGAACAAATCAAACGCCTCACCTTCCCGGGACTTCTCCGCAGCCACCCGGTCGGCCTCCTTCACATAGGCTGCCACGTAATCCCACGGCTTCCCCTTCTCGCGCAATTGCAGGGCAAGCATCTGCCCCGCCTCCGTTCCGGACATCCGGCAGATACGGTGCGCCTCATGATCCGTAATCACCCCGTTCTTCAGGCGGGTAAACACCTCATCCCCGGCCAGGGTGGCAATATCCCAGCCCATCACATTGGCGGAACCGGGGCGCAAATACCCCTGGGCCTCCATCTCGTCCCGGCCCATATTGGAATTCCTGACAAAAAAAGCCACCTCCAGAGCCGACGCCTGACCATCCAGCATATTCTGCCCGACATCGTGCATCTTCGCCCAGGTGGCGTCATGCACCTCATCTTCCTGATACACGTAAGCCGGAATAAACTCCACCCCGTCGCGCACGGCCAGATCGAACCGGTGCCGTCCGGTAATCACATGCAGGGCTCCATCCCTGCGCCGCCAGACGGAAACGGGCTGGGCGTCTTCCCGGAACCTTCCCTGAAGCTCGCGGCCCTTCACGGCTCCGCGTTCATTATGGTCTCCCTGTTTGAACTGCTCCACGTCCGGAGCCAGTGACAGGGCATCCACCCGCACCTGGGCAAACACGCAATCCGGAGCTATCCGCACAAACGCATGGTTCCGGAACTCCGCGCCGGCCTCCTCGTCGTGTTCGGCCTCTTCCCCCACCCCTTCCAGGGCGCCGTCGGCATCCTCCACCAGCGGAGCGGGGGAAGCCGGATTCCCGGCAACGGGGGGCGCTCCTTCTTCATCCTCCGCAGTCTCTTCCACATCCTCTGCGGCATCCATCCGCGCCATGGACTCTTCCAGAGCCTCCAATTCCCCCAGCGTCAGGGTGGCATCCCCCGGAGCCCTCCGGGAAGCAAGGTCTGCATGAACCATCTCCACATCCATCTTCTGGGCGGCATCCATCCGCGCCTGGCGGAAAACGTTCTCCGTACTCACGCCAACGGCTTGCAGCGCGTCTGCCAGGCCGCCATGCTCCTTCATGAATTGCCTTCCCTCTTCCGTGGCGGCAAACTCGTTCCATTGCTCGCCCATGCGCATGATGCGGGCGGAATCCTCCAGATTCTTCAAGGCAAACTCCGCAGTATCTTTCACCCACTGGGGCACGGGCAAATTCTCAATATCCGCCAGGGAGGAAGACAGGGACAGGTTGGAAAAACTCTCCACAACATCCTCGGCATGTTTCGCCGGGCCTTCATACGTCCCCAGGTTCATGCCATACCTTCCCAGCACGGCGTCCGCCGCCTGCAAATGCTCCCACAAATCCTGCCAGTCCTTTCCGGTCAGGTTCATGTAATGGACCAGGGCAGACTCCTGCACGTCCTCCATCACGTTGGCCGTCGTGGCATGGCCCCCGGCGTAAAGCAGCAGGGAACTCCCCGGATCGGCCGCCATTGTGAACCGGTGGACGGAACTGGCCGCCGCCGTGCCGCTCCTGATCTCCCCGGCTCTCCTCCTCGTGATCTCCCCGGACCGCTCCGCATGATCAAGCCGCCTCTCAAAAGCCGCCGCCAAATCGGCAATGGAACCAAGCTGCACCTTCGCCATCACTTCGGCATCCGTCCTTCTTCCGGCCTCCTGGACGGACACGCCCTCTTCACGGACAATCGCGTCAATCCGCGCCTGGGCTCGGGCGGCCACATCCATGAACCCGGGAACGGTCATCCCGCCTGTTTCAGCGGCAGCCTTCCGGTACTCCGCCGGAGCTTCCTCGGACAACATATCCAGCGTTTCAATAAAATCCATCTTCCCGGCCTCGGAAACGGCGGCATTACCCAGCACGGCATCCTGCATCACGCGCACCCCATTCAAATAAGCCCCCTGCAGCACTACCTGAACCAGGGCGTCCGTCTGCTCCTCGCTCATCTCCATGGTTCTGTCTTCCTCCAGCCGTACGCCGTTGACTTCGGCGCCTTCCCGCAGGCTCACTTCGTACCTGTCTGTTCCTTCCAATTTGCGGATGCTGCCGATATTGGCCCTCTCCAGCACCCTGTCCAGAGCTCCGGACATCTGGTACAGCCGGGCTTCCTGCCGTTCCGCCAGCTCGGCGCCGGCCTCTCGCGCCCGTTCGGCGGCTCCTTCGGGATCCTTTAAAATATCGGTCTCGAAATAACGCTGGGCCAGGGCGGCCCTGTGCTCCATGGTCGAGAAAGAAGCCATTTCCTCGGCGTGCTTCTTCGTATAGCCCGCCAGCTGGGACCGTTGGGCATCCATCACGAATGCCGCCACCTCCTGCTTCATCCTGGGGGCGTGGCCGGCGGCCATGGCCGCCACGAACAAGGCGCACCCGCCGGACTGCTCCACATCCCCCATTGCCTGAAGCACGGGCCCCACCACCTCGAAATCCTTCGGCTTCACCTCCGCGCCCACCAGGCCGGAAAGCTTGCGTGCCGTCCACTCGAACACCTCCCCGGCCAGCGGTTCCGCCGCCATCTCTTCCACGTAGGCAAACGCCGGGGTGGAAAGCATCTTGCCGGTTCTCGTCCCGGCAAAAAACGTGCGTCCCGGCACTTTCGCGGCCAGCCTCGCCAGAGCGCCGGTTCCTGTTTTGGTCATCAGCTTGTTGATGGCCCCCATGCGCCCGAACACGGAAAACACCCCGAACCCTTTTTCCTCCACCGTATTCCGCAGTCCGTTGATCGTCACGTCCACCAGGGAATCCCCGTTGCGGGAGGCGGCGTTACCTGCGTGCCCCATATCCCCGGCCATGGCCAGGGCCCACCCTCCGGGGGCCATGTAGGAAAGGCTCTGCCCGGTAATATTGCCGAACCCGTTAATCGCCTTGACGTACCAGGACGCGTCGGGACTCGTGCCCCGCATCCGCTGTCCGAACTCGTGCATCACATCCTGCATCGTATTCAGCGCCTCGCGCCTTTGCTCGTAACGGTTGAAAAGCTGTCTTTGTCCGTCAAACGTCCCCTTCACCCCCTGCAAGGGAGCAATATTATTGGAATACCACTCTTCCACTCCGCTCATGCCGGGAACATTCCTCACCGCCTGAACCGCCTTCACCCCCATACTCTCTACGCCGCGCACCGTATCGGCAAAACTCCCGTACAAATTGCGCCAGAAAGCAATGGAATCCGTCTGGCTCTCCTGAACCTTCCGGTCAACCGCGGTCATCAGCAGCCTCAACGCCTGCTGGTCCAGCACCTCATTCCCGTTGACATTCACCGTGAGCAGGTCGGCCATGTCCAGAGCGTCGGAACGCCAGACATCCTCAAACCCGCGCCTCTCGGCAAAAGCATACGCCCGCCGCGCCCTCATGATGGAATCGGCAACCTCCTGCGGCCTCTCGGCATACTTCAGCAAATCGGCAGGACATGCGTCCCAGGCGCCTTCCTTCCCGGCTACGCAATCCACCATCCGGCGGGAAATCTCCTCCTGTTCAGTCTGAATCCTCTTCAGATTTTCATTATAGGCGTCCAGAGTCTTTTGATGCCTCCTCTGAAAATCCTTCCAGATTTGGTCTGCTGTGACAACATCTGTCCCCCACAAATTGTTGGCGTTCTTGTAAATTTGATGCCCTATATCTCTGTCGCCGTCACCGATTGTCTCCATTAGACGATTTCCAAGCATGTAGGCCCGGTCATGTTCGTCAGCCAGATCAAGTCGGTTCAGAGTGTCTTGGCCCCAGAGTTCCGCGGCTTTCTTCCTTCCCTCTTCATCCATGGCCCCGGCCCGCAACACATCCATCAGCCGGGCCTGCTTATCCATCCTGCGCCTCTCCTCTCGCTCTGCCGCGCCGTACATCATCATACTCCCCTGGTCATGCAGGGATTCAGGATCCTCCAACTGCGGACGGAACTCCGTTTCGGAGGGAGTTGCCGGAGCGGGAAAAGGGGAAGGAATGGTTTCCATCACGTCGCTTCCATTCAAAAGATTGATGTCAGCCGATGCTTGTTCCTGCCCCGTTCCTGGCGTGATCTCCGGCAGAGGCTGGGATGAAAAAGAGAGATCCAGAGGCATGTTCGCAGCATCGGACCCGTTAAAGGAAAAATCGTCGCTCATGGTGAAAAATATTTATAATGTGTTCAATATTAAAATGATTTGTAATACTTGCTTACGCCGCTGACCCAATGCTTATTCAATCCGCGCGGGTCATTCCCGGCTCCTGCCGGAGCGTACTTTCCGCCAATGGCGGCAATCGTCGTCAACCCCTGGTCCAGATAATGTTTCCTCAACAGGCGGGCAGCATAATCAATGCTCTCTTCCACAGAGGAAAAAGCGCGCGGACCTCCTCCATTCGGGCTGATGCCCATGGCGTTATTCTTCCGCAGGAAAGCGGCGCTCGTCCCCTTGCCGGTCTCGTGCATGGCAATAGCCATCAACAACTTCGGATCCACACCGTACTTCCTTCCCGCATCATAAAAAGCCTGGCTGTGCTGCCCCAGTCCCCCCAGCTTGGCGGAAGGCACCCTGGACTCTCCGGCATCCTGCTTCCAATCCTGGCTCCCCGGATATTCTCGCTTGAAAAACTCCCTCATTTCCGGACTGGCAGGCGAAATCGTCACATTCGTATCCATCTTGGAAGAAAACGTCATCCGCAGCTTGCTGGCGCCGGACAGGGTAAGCTGGGGGGAACTCCCCCTGGTGTAGCCCACCACGGGCAGAGGCTTCCCGCGGCGGGAAGAAGAGGAAGAGGGAACCAGGGCGGCCAGTCCGGACACGTCGTCGCCAAATCGCTCTCTCATGCTTTCAGGAAGGAGAATACCGGCGGGGGCATTTGTATTCACAGTATCCACGGAAACCGTGGCGGGGAATATAATAGGCTTCCTAAACGATTCCTTTTGCTGTAGAGCCTGTTTCTCGGCTTCAGACAACTTCTTGGGGCCTGCGTTAAATCGCTCTTTGTCCCAGTCTCTCCATTTTTCGCTGGCATTTTGCTGGTATTCATCCATCAATCTCCCGCGGCTCGGAACAACCAAATCATTGCGACCTGTTACCCTTCTTAAAATAGTCTGAAGCTTATCCTCCTGCAAAACATAGGAAGGCTCCTTCCCGTCTCCATGCACCTCTCCCTCAAACCAGGCTTCAAACTCATCACGAACGGCAATCTCGGTCTTGGCGGCAAGATTCTTTTGCAGGTTCTCAATCTTCTCCTTCTTGTACTTCTTGGTCCATGTGCCTTCTCTGTCCTTTGGCATGTCGGACCCTTTGGCGGAATCAGCATAAAGTTGATAGGCACTCTTCGCCTCGGCATCAAGAATGCCAATGACGTTATTATAATCCGCCTGACGGTACAACGGAGCCCTCTCCATTTCCTTCATCCGCTCGGAAACATTCAACATTTTGTACTTATCTTTGCGATTGGCCCACTTATCCATACGGTTCAAGATATCTTTCTGGAACTCGGATGACTTCCCGTAACGCTTGCACAGACGGATCACATTTTCCTTCTTACTCGCCAAATCGGCTCCTTCTTCTCCAGCCCTCACCATATCCGCAACCCGGTAAATGAAAGAATCAATCTGCGGAGCGCATGCGCTGTAATCCCCGTCTCGCTCATAAACCGTATGAAACCCCAATTCTTCCTGATAGATGGGACCGGACAACAAAGCATTCGTCACGGCCTGCTTATCATTCTTTGATTTAGGACGGGAAGCTATCTGCTCAATCAACTCCGTAAGCCTGCTGTCATCCCGGCGGCTTAGAGACCGCATCATCTCATCCTGCTCGGCAGCGGAAAAAAGCCCGTCCAACTCCCCGCGGTTAATCTTCTCGGCGGCAAGATCCGGGTTGGTTGCGGCCAGGTTCTCAAAATGATGGAGTTCGGCCTTCTTCCTCCCTCTCAATAAACGCAGCTCTCCTTCATCATGTGAAATCGTGCCGGAAGCTACGGCGTCATCAATAGACCTCTCATAACCGCCCCAATCCTGCTTCTCCTCGGCCAGCTTCAAACTCGTATCGAAAGCCTGTCTGGCAACGCCCAGCTGATGCTTGGCAGCCAAGCCCCAATAACGTTCCGGCAGACTTGACCGCACGGAAGCCCTGACAGCCTCCGCCTTCATGGCGCTCTCCGGGTGGAAAAAACTGCCTCCCAGCGCTTCAATCTTCTGGCCGAACTCGTAAGCCAAATCGTCCAGCTTGCCCTTCCGGATAGAACCGTCCTTCTCAAAAACGCTCTCCTTCGTGCCTGGCGCGAAAGCCAGCATCCTGGAAAACTTCGCGTCGGACTCGTCCCGGATGCGGCGCAACTCCACCTCCTGACGCTGCATCTCCCCGAAATCGGAAATCCTGGCAAACGCCTCCGCGCTCCCCTGAACAGCCTCTTCGGCCTTCTGGACGGACGCGCCCAACACCTGCCCATGATCGCCATTGGCGGCCCGTGCCGCGACACCGGGATCAGCCTTGGCCGTCTGCAGGGACGGCCCGCCGTATAAAGGAAACTCTCTCATCGTGACGAAAAACTGATAAGTTGATCAATGGAAAAAACATGCACCTTCGGCCCGCGCAAAAACCGTTGCCAGGCCACATGCGTAAAACCTCTGCGGGAAAACTGCCGGGCCAGTCGGGCCAGCTCACGCGGCTTCCCGGCCGCCCACCATACAAACAAGCACCTCTCCGGAAGAACCGGCATATCCACAGGAGGAAAACACATCTCCCCCAGCCTCTCGGCAGGCAAAGCAAGGCACACCTCATCCGGGGAAACGAACGCCAGCCCCAGGGACGCGCAATCCTTCACATCAGACCACAAATCCCGTCCCACCTCCGCATAAGCGCTCACGGTCGCATCAAACGCATTCATCGCCACACGCTCCTGTAAGGATTCCACTTCTGGCCGCCCAGGTAATCGTAAAAAGAAAACCCGCTCTTCTCCGGACTCGCCGCCCAGGCCCCCAGCGTCATCATCCCCTGGCGGGGATCCGCCGTAGATCCGGGAAACACGCTCCCGGCCAAACCGCCCAGATTATAACCGGCAAAAGCTCCCTGGGCGGCCGTCGTCGAACCGAAAGCCCCCATTCCGGCGCCAATGCCGCCGACTAAAGCCCCGCCAAGCTGAAGCCCTGTGGACACCAGGGCCCCGGAAGCGGCGGACTTATAAGCCGCCGCCTGATTCTGCGCGCTCACCAGAGCGGCATCCCCCTCCCAGCGTTGCATCGCCGCCTCATGGCGCTTGCTCTGGTCACTAATCGCCGCGCCCAGGGACAAATCGGAAATCTGCTTCTCCAGCACTTCGGCCGTGGCAAGCTCCGCCTGGCTGCCGGATCCCTCGGAAGTAAACCCGGAAGCGCCTCGCCCAGCCCGCACGGAAGCCGTGGCGGCCGTCTGATTGCGCCTGGCTGTCGCCATATTCTCGGCGGCAAGACGCAAAGCGGAAGCGGACTCCGCCTCGGTATTGGCCGCATTCACATACGCGGCATCCCGCGCCGCCTGTCCCTGTGCCAGCGTGCTCTTCGCGTTGGCCCTGTTCGTCACATAAGAACCGATACTGCCCATAACCCTACAAAATGGAACGATCTAAAATATCCTTCAACGGATGCTGGTCATTGCTCCCGCGCTGGCTCACATCGTGATACAGGGCGTCAGAAGCGTAACGTCTGTACAACTCCAAAAACACGCTCACATTCTGCGGCTTGCCCGTCACCGTGGCTGCTACCTTGGAAGCCAGCAAACACTTCACGGCCTCCACAAACAAAGGCTCATGATCCGGCAGCATCTCCGCCAAAGCCATATCATTGGACAAAAACCGCACCTGCAGGAGGGAAGGGGCTTCCTCGCAAACCACCTCGCGGCCGGCCATGCGCCAGCGCCCGGCCTCCACCTTCAACAACTTCAAGCAATCCTCCGGAAGCGGAAACCGGCCGTTCCCCTCTGGGCACTCCAGCACGGCTTCCTTCGTAGCAAACGACCACGGGCCATAGGAAACGGCCTCCAGCATCACGGAAGGAAACCACAAATCGCAAGCCCTGGCCGCCGGGGAATCCATCACAAACTCCTGATCCCCCAGCAGGGAAAGGCACTGTGAAAAAAACGTCAGCTTGTCCATTTCTCAACAATCGCATAAGGGCGGACTTCCTTCAAGTTGGCGAGAATCAATGTTTTTATCCACGTATATACACTGGCATATCATGCTCGTGTCATACATTCGGGCAGTATAGTTGACAAAAAATGACTAGTGTGTATAAATGAATGTGCGTCCGGGAAGAGTCGGTTCGACTCGCCGCCTGCTTAGGTAGGCCACCCTGGTCGCTTTTTTTTTGCAAAATTGTAGTCCTTAAAAACCTCTCAGAATAATGTTCCTCTTTTACGTTGATGAATCCGGAACTCCGGAAATACCGGGAGTTTCCGATCATTTTGTATTGGCTGCCATCGGTATTCCGGTGGATAAATGGACAAAATGTGACAAGCAAATCAATCAACTAAAAACCAGTTACAGCCTTTCGGATGCTGAAATTCATGTCGGGTGGATGGTGCGCCACTATAAAGAGCAAGAGGATATAGAGAATTTTGAGAAAATGACACCTGCTGAAAGAAGAGAAGCTGTCACAATCATGCGTGAAAAAATTATTCAAAAGCGCAAAGCAGAAGGAAAAGACTGCAAGCAATATAAAAAGAACTACGCTCAGACAAAAGACTACGTGCACCTTACTCACTATGAAAGAATGCGTTTTCTTCAAGAATTATCCTGTTTAGTTGGAACATGGGAATTCGCTAGAATATTTGCGGAAGTTATTGATAAAAAAGAATATTATCCTCCAAAGCCCGCCCTTGATCCAGAAATCCAATCGTTCGAGCAAATAGTAATTCGTATAGAAAAATACTTGGAGGTTATCTCCAATAGAAACGGAAGAGGGAAGCGACGAGGTCTCATTATCCATGACAACAACCCAAGCGTAGCGCAACAACATACAAAAAAAATGAGTTCTTATCATAAGAAAGGTACATTTCTTACAGGAATTCACCACATCATTGAAACACCTCTCTTTGTTGACAGCACTCTGACAGGTATGGTGCAAATCGCCGACTTGTGTGCTTATGCGTTAAAACGGTACGCAGAAAATAAAGAAGATGCTCTTTTAAAACCATTACTGCCAAGAATTGACCGTATTGGCTCGGAGTTAGCTGGAGTAAGACATTACACAAGCAGAAAATACTGTAAATGTTTTTTCTGTCATCCTGGCAGCTTGCCTAAACAAATCTTTCGCAACAAAAGAAAAAGACAATAACTGCTCAATAAAGCATTCCTTCCAGAGCATCGGGGCGTCTGTGCGGCCTCTTCACTTTCTCCGGCACCCCGGCATGGCCTGAAACCAGGCCTCGGCTCACCGCCTCGGCAAACGTCCGGGCCGCATCCGCGCCGTGGGAGCAGGCGTCATGAAGCGGCATCTCCCGCACGCACCCGTTGGCCCCCGGCGGCAAACTGCGGTAATACTCCAGGGAACCCACCCCGGAAACATACTTCTGCCCGTCAATCTCCGGGCGCCTGTTGCACCGCTCATGAAACACGCAAAAACGCAGCATATTCCGCAGCGCGTTAATCCCGGTCCAAACATCGGACGTGCGCGGCACGATCGCCGTGCGGAACCCGGCCCGCTGCAACACGGACTCAAAAGAAGTCTTGGAAAAATCCCTTCTGGCCGCATCGTGCGGCAGCAGGTGCAGGGCGACAGGCCCGAACTCCCTCTCCCTCATCCGAATCTGCCCCACGTAATAATCAACCGCCTGATTATTCCCGGCAATATAATCCAGCGCGTAATACCTGCCACCCACCACCTGCCAAAGCCAAATCGCCATAAAATCGCTTAACCCCAAATCCCAGGAAGCATAAATCGGAGCCACGTCATCCGCCTCAAACTCGGCGGCGATCCTGCCTTCGGCCCGCAGGGAAGAAATCCACCTCCCGTAAATAGCCCCCTCCACGGACGTCTGCAAAGCCTCCTCCGGCACGGTGGGAAACTCCTGCTTCACCTCCGCTCCGTTAATCCTGTACTGGGTAGCGTACCAGGCCTTCTGCCCTTCGGACAACTCAATTCCGTAACGCTTCTTCAAATCGGAAAAATACTCCCGCAAAAAATCATCCAGCCTCGGTTCCACCCCCTCCAGGCAATACTCCCGATGCTGGATCCATGAAAAAAAGAAAAACCTGAAATCCAGGCTGGAAAGAGGCTTGCCCACCATCTCCATGGCCTGCTCCATCAACTGGTAAGCCAGACCGGCCTTCCCCCCCTCGTGGGTGGACTCCATCACCACCACGCAACTCTTGCCAACGGTATTCAACGCGCCCGTGCGGATCTTCCTGGCCCGCGCCGGATCGTGCAAAGCCGTGTAGGAAAACTCGGAAATATGAAGAAACTGGAGAGTGGACCCGCGCAAATTAACCCCCACATCGACAGACCCGTTCGTGGACCAGGCCATGCGGGTGGCCCTCTTCTCCACCACAGCGCACCCCTCCTTAACCATCTTCCCCAAAGCAGCCAGCGCCCGGTCCTCCATCGTCGGACTCTCCGGCAAATAATCCAAATGCTCGTAAGCAAAAGCAATCTTGCGAAGCTTGGCCTCCCCGTCCTCCAGCGTCTTATCAATAATCCCGCAATGCTGGTTTTTTCCAAACAGGCAAAGATCCAGCATATAAACCGCGCAAAACGTAGAAATCCCCAGCTGGCGAACCTTCAAAATCGTATTGCGGAACCAAAGCCCGTGGAAAAGCTCCTCCTGGGCCCAATTCGGGCGGAAGCGCACCATCCGCCCCTCCTTATCCTCAATCCAATACAAATGATTAAGACGCCACCACCTGTCGGCCAGCAGCTCCTTCCAATCCGGTCTCGTCTTCGCAGGCTCCGTCATTGCGTATCAACAGCTAAAAACTCAAGGGGGCGGTCACCGGAAACCCGGATGCCAAACCGCACGTCCCGCTTCCACATGGCGGACGGAAGCACCTCATGCCATCCCCGTTCCATCGTCCTGGTCTTGCTCAACCGGTCCCAGGCGCTCCCGTCATTGGACACCTCAATACCGGCCGGGGCCGTATCGGAAGCAAAAAACACACGCACAGCCGCCGCCTGTCTATCCCTGCCCAGGGACTCCGTCACATCCAGCGCATTCGTCACCACCGTGGAAGTAAAATCCCATGCGCCGGCATCCACAAACGGGCCGTCCGGATCAAACACCTCCACAAACCGCCCATCCTCACGCTCTACGGACACAAACAGCAAATCATCCCCGGATCCATTGGGCAGCACCACGGCATTGGACATCCGCCCCTCCGTCCTGTGACGGTGCCAGGCGTGAACCTGGTGCATGCTGTTATAAGTCATCAGCGCCAGTGTACCGTCCCGGCGCACAAACACCGCCCGCGGCTCCGGCTTGCGCACAAAAGCAACACCCCGGCACCCACCGCCGTCGGCCAGCACATGATCGGCAAACACCGTCAAATCGCGGGACACAAACCCGTCGCTCTCATAATCATACCCGTACTGATACACCCGTCCGCCGCCCCTCTCCACATACAGCACCTTATCGGTCGCCATCAGGGCCGGCACATCGGAAGAACCCACAAACCCGTGGCTATCCGCCCGCGCATTGGCGTAAGTCATCACCCCCTGGCCGCCGGACACCGCCCACTCCGCGTCCGCCGTCCCCAACAGCAGCCGGGAACTCTGTGCCATCAGCCAGCAAATCCTGTTCTGTGTTGTGGTGCTCAACGTCAAAGCCAGCGCGGAATCATCCTGCTTCCCCACCTCGAAACTGTTGAGGTCATCCGTCTTGCTCAACCACACCGTCTGCGGCTGGGCCTGCGTAGCGGCCAGCACCAGTCGCTGCTGAAACACATCCACCAGGGAAGGAAACCCGTACACCCCCCGGAACGCCGCGAAACTCCACATCAACGACTCCCCGGACGGGGGTACACCCTCCGGAACCGCGGACACATTATCCCAAAGGGAATACTCCGCGGAAGCCGTCACCTCGGCCACCTCTGCCTCCATCCACGCCGTACAGGGCGGCACCTCCATCCGCACCCGGGAACGCAACTTCACATTACTCTCCGTCCATGCCTGCACGCTAATCAAAAACAAACCATCCTCCGGCACGATGTAAGACGCCTCTTCCATCGCGCTGAACACCTCCGCATACCTGCCGCCAGACATGCCCTTAATCGTGGAAGGCAATACAATCTCCATCCCTGACTGGACAGACCTCCATCCCTGCAGCGTCACCACCGTACCCGCCGTTAAAAAACGGCTCATGAAAATGCTGGCCTCATTCCCGTTCCCGCTCTTATTGACGGACTCCGCCGCCTGCGTCCACTCCAGGCGAACCACACTCCCGGCGCCCACATCATCCGTCGTCAGCCCCTTGGGCTTCACCGTCAGCGTCCGTCCCTCCCTGAACAACGCGCACTCTCCGGAAAACCGGCTCCCGTCAATCACCAGGGCCTCCACCGCAGGCAATCCGGCATATACGCAATAATAATACGCGTCACTCTCCAAAGGCAGCGTCAACTTCAGCACGTCGCTAGTGGACAAACCCGCCGCGGACATCTCCTCCAGGACATCCGGCTTCACCACCCCGGAAGCCACCCCGGAAAACTCCGCCTGGCACTCGGCAGCCTCCAGCGTACTGCCCTTGTCATGGACAACCTTAATCGTATAAAACCCGCTGGACGGAGCGGCGTAAACCTCCGTACTGCTCTTCCAAACCGTCGTAAACTGCGCATCTCCGGCAGACCAGGCCGTCAACCGAACCACCGCGCCCTCACCCATCCCGGACAAAGCATTCCCCGTCACATTCACGTCAAACCTCGCCCCGGCGGGCCAAAAATCCGTTCTCATGCCGCGGGCGTCCAGCGTCACGGCCCCGGACTTGCGCGGCTCCATCCAGGCAAACCGGACCGTCTGTCCATCCTCCAGCGCGTCAGCGGGCATCCCCCTGGGCGTCACGTCAATGCCGTTGCTGCCCAGCGTCAGCACGGCGGACGCCCCCGGAACCTCCTCCTCATCCACCCACACGCGGCTTGCCTTGATGGAAGACGCCGTACAGGTCAGGAAATGCCGCAACGCCGGCGTGGCGGGAACAGAAAACCGCTGTACGGAAGCCGGACGGGCGCCGGAACGCAGCCGCAGCACCACATCCTTCTTATAAGCATCCACCACCAGCTTATTCCCGCAGGAATCAGCCGGAAACCCCTGGCTGGGATCGGAACCGCTGGAAAGCCGGGACTCATACAACATCAGGCGCAAATAACACTCATCTTCGCTTTCGTCCCCGGTAATCTGCAAATTGGATGCCGCGTCAACCATGGAAGTGGAGGAACCGAGCAGCTGCCAATCCTCATTCGGAAAACGCCGCTCCACGGCATACGTGCCGTACCACTCCTTATTGCACCAAAACTTCCAGGTCCCCTTGCAGGTAATCGTATTGGAATGGCAAATCACGCCCTTATGAAAATGCTCCGGATAATCCGCCGGAGACGTCAGGCCGTCCACGAAATCCTCCGCCCCGTTAAAATCCCTGTCGCACGTCCACCAGGACCAGTAACTCCCCTCATTGATACACAACTTCTTGCCCGCGGCATAGGAAGAAGCCGCCGTAAACGACTTGGCAATCACCCAGCCCTGGCGAACCACGGCCCCCGTGCTGAACCCGGTCTGCTGGGGCACCGTCACCTGGACGCGCATCACATCCCCCTCGTTAACCGCCGCGTCCGGATCGGACGCATGCTCCCCGAAAGACACCCTGTAACACCCCTCATCCAGCGTCAGGCGCACCGGAAAATCCCGGAACTCCTCATACCGCCAGGGGCGGGCCTTAAACTCATAGGGAGCCAGGGAAAACGCGCCCTCGTCATCCCGTTTCAGCACCATCAGCTCATGCGTGGGGCAGGCCAGAAACAGCATGCTGTTCACCTGCTTGTGGCGCAGGGCGGAAACATCCGCCGCCGTCCACACGGAAGGCAGGGAAGCAACTACATCCCCCTCAACGGACAACACGCGCAGCAGGGAAGGAGCCACCTCCACAAGAAAACGGTCATTGGTGGAATAAACATAGGGAAGAAGAATGGAACCCTCCAAAGCGGCGAACACCCTCTTCATCCCGTGCCGGCGTGAAACTCCCCCTGTCTGGGAAACATCCACATTCTCCAGAACGGACGCCCCGCGATGATAAACATCCAGATCCGGCCGCGCGGCAATCCCTGGCGAAAGCTCGCCCCCATTAAAGGAAATCCTCTTCATTTCCTTCCAATATAGGTCATGGCGTTCTGCTGGGGCAAGTTGGCGAGAATCAACGTTTCTTGCCCGAAACGGCAAAAAAGGGCCGCCCCATGCAGAGACTGTCTCTTATA